TTTCGAAGATATGACCCAAGAAGAGATGGAAAGAGAAATCAATGAAATGGTTTGGGAGCAGATATCACAAGAAGTTGATTGGAACTGGGAAATTGATGATGAAGAATAAAACATAATACAAGCAAATGGCGAAAGGAGAACAGAGATGGTAAAGATAGTCGATAGATTAAAACTTGATGCGGAAGAGTTGAAGAGGGAACTTGTTGCTCAGGCAAGTGATTACCGCATGGAGTTTGATATGGCTCTTAATGACAAAGAGTTGACCGACGAGGAACGTTTAAAAATGCTCAACTTCATAGCAAACTGCAGTGCTGCCATATATACGTTTCTGGCAACCAAAGCAGGCATTGATGTTCGGAATGATGATGGCGGTATGGCTGGTACTAGTGCTACAGGCTACTTCAGGGCAAAGATAATGGATGTAGAGCAGCGTTATTTCAAAAAAAGCGAAAAATTGAAATAGTGGAGGTGTAGGAAATGATGGACATAATCAGGAAATTGGTCATGAAGCTGGCCGACATAGCTAAGCGAGTGAAGACCGAATTTGTTAGAATGAACCCGGAATCAAGCGAAATAGAAGAAGCAGCGATGGAAATACACGAAGTTCAGGAGAAGATAAGCAAGCGCATAAGAAAGAGTATGGAGCTTCGTGCTGAAATAATAAGATTAGGTGGAATCAGGAAGCACACCAGAAAGTTCAGAGTCAGGAAGAAGCTCGAAAAAAGGTTGTGGCCGCTCATAGAAAAGTGGTTTACAGAGGACGTGAGGGAATAAGCATGGGGATACTATATGATGCTATAGCCGGAAAAGCGGCAGAGATCGCAGAGGAACTATACCATGCAGGCATGAGCCTGGATGAAGCTATATGGAATGCAGCCAAGGAGTGTAATATTCGGCTTGGAAAGCAAAAGGAAGTGCGAAATGAAGATAATCATAAATGATATACCACCTAGCAACAATAAATATATGGGAAATTCGAATTCCTACCATGCTTATAGTGACGAAAAGAAGCGGTGGGAGTGGTTGGTCAGAGGAAGTATAAAAAGACCTAAAAAGCCACTTCAAATCGCTCTGGTGAGGATAACATACTTCTTCAAGGATAGAAGAAGACGTGACCCTGACAACTATTCCGGGAAATTCCTTCTGGACGGTCTGGTGAAAGCCGGAGTAATTGAGGATGACAGCTTCAACAACATAGAACTGAGGCTTCAGGGGAAGGTTGATAAAAAGAATCCAAGAACTGAAATTGAGGTGATGGAGATTGAACAGGCAGCAGAGTAGACAATCGTCCAAGGAGATGAAAAAGCGGTTTTCGAAAATGAGTGTTGCTGAGTTCGAAAACACCATCAACAACATAATATTCAGGGCCCAGGAAGAAGTGATGGAGGCTTATAGGGAAGCGCTTCACGAGCGGTTTGGTTTCGGTCCTGGGAGAATGGGAAAGTTGATGGTCGGAGTGATGAAGAGACTGGAGGAGAGACGATGAAGATAGAGGTAATTACTGAGGATGGCAAAGTGGTATCAGCTAAAGAATATTACATAAACGAAGATGGCTGGCAAAGAGAAAGGGAGATGGAAAACCACGAACTAGGGCTGCTGGGAGTAAGCCTTATAAATCATGCGTGGGCAGGCGGGCAGATAGAGAAATAACGGGAGGGGATTGTTTGATAACAGGGGATATTTTCAGAAAAACAGAAGGGATGCTTTACAGGCATTATAGATTCATAAAGAAAAAAGAAAAGATACTGAACGAGATAGCAGCCATAGAGAAAAGGGTTGAAGGCATAAAACATGATATTCGATGCGTAGAGACGGATGTCGATGGAATAGGTGGAATAGATTACAGCAGGGAAAGGGTGCAAACGAGTGGGGACTTGACCGGGATACCTGAAAGGCAGACTATATTACTCATGGATGAAGTAGGCAGGCTCAAGAGAGAGCTTGAAACTGAACTCAGAAAGAAACTCAAGAGACAAGCTAAGATAAGAGAGCTGGATGAGAAGATCGAGCATGTTGATTACGCTATTAGGAAATTCGACGAAATAAACAAGCAGTACATAGAATATAGGTATGGCGAAGAGTGCAATTTTGAGCACATATCTAGAATGCTTCCGATTAGTTCTCCTACTGCAAGGAGACGAAGAGAAGAAATAGTACAAGCTGTAGCTAGATTGTTGGATGTTTCATAAATCGTGACGGATTTGTGACGGAACATTGACGGATTTATATAGCAAAAATGTGATATTCTAGTACTATGGAAGTCTGCTCGAAAGGGCGGCTACCAAATTCAAGACGGATTCTAAATCCAAACAGAAAATCCCATCAGACAGGGGCCCGAAAGGGCCTTTTGTTGTTGGGGAATGTATGCCAGTTCCACTAGTTTGGGGCAGGGTGTAAAGCCTTTTTATAAGGATCACCTGGGAGGAAAGGGGCGGTAAGTGCGATAGATAAGGTTTTCGGTAATCCTCGGCCTGGCGTATGTACGGGCGACTATCGCAGAAACAGAAAAACCGATTATTTGTGACAAGGTGGTGCAATATGAATGCAGATAAGTATATTGAGACCAAGAAGAAACAAATAAATGGAAAGGTTAGCGCTGCGGAAAACCACAAATGCAGACATTGCGAGTGGCTTTCGCATTATTATCTCAAGAGTAATTATGATACGGTGTTTAAGTGCATACTTCCAAGATGCATTAAGTGAATCCTCCTAACTTAGTCGGGCTTAGTCCCGCCGCCCCTCTTCAGTGTCGAAAAATGGCGAATGATACCCCCTTTATATTTTTTTGTAATAGCGTATACTGAAGAAAAAAGGAGGAGGATACAAAATGGGATACGGCAGAAAAATAAGACTAGAGTATTACGAAGTGGTTTGCAAAAATAAAGAAGACGAAGTAAATGTACCAGACAGAAGGTTTGATTTAAATTTATGGATAGACAGGGCTGCAAGATTATCACTTGAAGCTCGTACCTATGATTATTTTGAAGAACAGGCAAGACTGGATAAATTTTGGTACGACAAGGAAACGGATTTTTGGTTTTTAAATTTTATTAGGCTTCGAGAAACGAACATACCCAACAAAGCTAGCATTGACAAAGAAGCAGAGCCACTAGTGTTAGAAGAGGATGAATTTATAGGGGAAGACGCCAATGCACTTTACGATGAAAGAATTGGCGTCTTGACACTACAAAGAAACAGATACAGTTTAGGAGTCCAAGGGATTGAAGAGTATTTGAACTTAATATGGAATTCTGATGAGCAAACCATATATTTAAGACCTATTTGCCCTATTAACTTACAGCAAAAGACAATGAGAGCAAAAAATTACAGAAAATTCACTATAAGATTTGCTGATATACAAAATAGGAATTTAGATTCAGATGCCAGAAGACCTTTTAAGAAAATATTTGATTCGATGCGAGAGTATGAAGCTGTAAATGCAGAAATTACGATAACTATGGGATATAACAAAAATGATTCTCTTGATATAAATACAGTACACGAAACAATAAATGACATTAACAGAAATAGGGGTGTTGTAGTTAAAGCTGAAGTTGGAATAAAAGAAAATGAAGATACGAATGTTGAGGTTATAGATTTATTCTCAGATAAAATGCATGATTTTATTTTTGTATATTTGGAGAAAAGAGAATCATTAGCAAGTGAATATGTAGCAGCTCAGATGACAAATCGTTATATAGAGTCAAGAGGTACTATAATGGAGGCATTGAGGGAGCGAGGTTAAATGGGAAAAATCAACTTAAACGACATGAAGGAAGGTGTTTATTGGTTTGTAGAAAGATATATTCCCAGAATATTAAGCTGCTTTTCTTTTATAGTAGCTATTATTTTTTTGAATTTTATTTCGCTAAAAGTAAATGCCACATTTGAAAAAATATTAAATTCAATAATTACTTTTAGTTCTATAGTTGTGGGTTTTGTAGGCGTATTACTAGCGGTACTATTTAGCATTAGAAATACGAAGGTGATAAAGCTTTTATTTGAAAAAAAAGAAAAAAATATATTAAAAAGATATTTCAAACATGCTATTTTTGGAGGATTTTCCCTAGTTGGAATAAGTGCAATATTATATATTGGAAGTTATTTGGATAGTGCTTTTAAATTGCCATTCAATAGAATTACTATCACTGAATTAATAAGTTCATTATGGTTTGCTTTAGTTATATATGTTATAACAAGTACATATAGAATAATTAGTATTATGATGCATATTGTTTTTTTTGAAGACCAAAATAAAGATGAGGAACTAGATGGCGTTAAAATGGGAGAAAATAATAAAAAAGAATTAAAAGAAGAATTTAAAAAAGCATAAAAAAGGATTAATCTAGAGCCTGCGGGCTCTTTTTTCATGCATAAAATGAGGTGAGGATATGGCAAAGAGCAGGGAACCGACAAGGCTGACTGAAAAACAGAAGAGGTTCTGTGATGAATACCTAGTAGATTTAAATGCCACACAGGCTGTTTTGAGGGCAGGGTATAAAACAAAACATCCTGATAAGATGGGCTCCGAATTACTAGGTAAAACTAGAGTTAAAGAATACATTGAGCAAAGAATGAAGAATCGTGAAAAAAGGACGGAAATCACGCAAGACATGGTCATTCAAGAACTGGCAAAGATAGGATTTTCTGATATGGGTAATTTCCTGAGTTATAGCACAAAAATATCTTTGGTCGGGCGTGACAAGCAAACTGGCGAAGCAATAATGGACTATAGGCAGGTTATTGAGATGCTCGACTCGGACGAGGTGGACACCTCGATAATACAAGAGGTATCGATTGATGAAAAAGGCGTCTTTAAATTTAAATTATATGACAAACAAAAGGCTCTTGTTGATTTGGGAAAACACCTTGGAATGTTCAAGCATGATGTGAATATAACAGGAGTTGTTCCTATTGTCATAAAGGATGATCTGGATGAATAGGAAAGTAATATCCCTGAAGAAAGTCGTAGGGAAAGGCTATGCCGACTACTGGAACTTCAAGGGCAGATATAGAGTGTGTAAAGGCTCCAGGGCGTCGAAGAAGTCCAAGACAACAGCCATATACTACATCACAAAACTCATGGAGCATCCGCAAGCTAACCTGCTTGTAGTGCGAAAGGTGTTCAGGACGCTCAAGGATTCATGCTTTGCAGAGCTCAAATGGGCAATCAACAGACTTGGAGTACAGGATCACTGGGAATGCAAAGAATCCCCTCTCGAAATCACATACAAGCCAACTGGCCAGAAGATATATTTCCGAGGCCTTGACGACCCACTAAAAATTACATCAATCACAGTTGAGGTCGGAAGCCTTTGCTGGATGTGGATAGAGGAGTCATATGAGATAACAAGCGAAGACGACTTCAACATGCTGGATGAGTCCATAAGGGGAGAACTGCCAGACGGGTTATTCAAGCAGATAACCCTCACACTCAACCCTTGGAATGAACGTCACTGGATTAAGAGGAGATTCTTTGATGCGCAAGCGCCTAACATCATGGCAAAGACAACCAACTATATGTGCAATGAGTTCCTGGACGATACCGACAGGCAGCTCTTCGAGGATATGAAGAAGAACAATCCCAGGCGTTATAAGGTCGCCGGCCTTGGTGAATGGGGAATCGTCGATGGCCTTGTATATGAGAATTGGGAAGAACACAGCTTTGATATAAATGAAATCAGTAAGAGGAAAGGGGTAGTATCTGCGTTCGGCATGGACTTTGGATATACTAATGATGAAACCGCATTCGTGGCATCGCTGGTGGACACGGCCGCTATGGAGATATATGTGTTCGATGAGATATACAAAAAAGCCATGACCAACCGCATGATCTATGACGAGATTACCCGCAAAGGCTATGCGAAAGAGAAGATAATTGCAGACAGCGCTGAGCCAAAGTCAATTGCGGAGCTCAGGGAGCTAGGGCTCAAGAACATCAAGGGAGCCAGAAAGGGCAAGGACAGCATACTAAACGGCATACAGTTCCTACAAGACTTCAAGGTATATATCCATCCCAGGTGCGTCAACTTCATCACTGAGATAAGCAACTACACATGGGATAAGGATAAATTCAGCAACACAATCAACAAGCCGATTGATGACTTCAACCATGCCATGGACGCATGGAGATATAGCACGGCAGAGCTACAGAAGGGCAACACATTCAGCTTTGATTAAGGAGGTGACGATTTGATAACAGATATGGACATAATTAAGGCCAATCTTGAGTACAACAAAGGGATATCATTCACGGAGTTTCTTGAGGCTGAAATAAGCGCATGGAAAGACTCAAAAGCAAGAAGAGACATGATAGCAGGCAAACTGTATTACGACGGTGCTCATGACATCCTGGAAAGGAAAAGGACGGTCATAGGCAGCGACGGATTGCCGGTGGAAGTATACAATCTACCTAACAACAAGCTGCTGGATAATCAGTATGCTAAGCTTGTGGACCAGAAGGTCAACTACCTCATGGCCAAGAAGCCGAGCTTCCAGACAGATAATAAAAGCTATTCCGATGCAGTTAATGCTATGTTCGGCAACCGGTTCCTGAGGCTCTTCAGGCGCACAGGCGAGGATAGTCTCAATTGTGGGATAGCGTGGCTACATGTTTATTACTCGGCTGGAGAGCTTAAGTTTATGAGAATAAATCCGGATGAGGTGCTGCCGTTCTGGAGGGACAACGACCACACGGGGCTCGATGCTTTGTGCAGAGTATACGCGATAGAGGTGTATATAGGCAGAGAAAAGAAAATTGTCGAGAAAGTAGAGTATTATGACACGAAAGGCGTAAAGAAGTATACCCTCGACAAGGGCAAGCTTATTCCAGAAGGCGAGGAAAGTCATGTTAAGGTATTTACCTCTGATGGGACACTGAGCATGAACTGGGAGAAGGTGCCGTTCATAGCATTCAAGTACAATGCCAGGGAACTGCCGCTTATTAATAGAGTCAAGTCGCTCCAGGACGCAATTAACACAATAACATCCGACTTCATGAACAACATGCAGGAGGATGCAAGGAACACCCTTCTCATACTCATAAATTACGATGGCGAAAACCTCGGTGAGTTCAGACGGAACCTTTCTCAGTATGGAGCTGTTAAAGTCAAGACCGTAGACGGAGCTGCAGGAGACCTGAAAACATTGCAGGTCGAAGTTAAGGCCGACAACTACAAAGCCATACTGGAAGTGCTCAAGAAGGCACTAATAGAAAACGGTAGAGGGTTGGATGCAAAGGCTGACAAAATGGGCGGAAATATAAACCAGATGAATATACAATCCATGTATACTGACATAGACCTTGACGCAAACGGCATGGAGAACGAATACCAGGCATCGTTCGAGGAACTTCTGTGGTTTGTAAATATCCATCTGAAGAACACAGGCGCTGGAGACTTCAAGAATGAAACGCTTGAAGTGGTTTTCAATAGAGACATACTTATCAACGAAAGCGAAAGTATCGACAATTGCGCCAAGTCTGTTGGGGTAATAAGCAATGAAACAATAGTCGCCCAGCATCCATGGGTTACGGATCCAGAGCAAGAGCTCAAGAAAATTGAACAAGAAAAACAGCAGGCTATGGAACAGTACAACGAATACCAGGGAGCCTTTGGAGATGGAGACGGCAATGCAGGAGCTGATGAGTAATGCCTAATAAATATTGGCAAGAAAGATTTGTGCAGCTCAATGAAGCCCGTTTCAACAAGGGCGAAGAATACCTTAAGACTATCGAGAAAGAGTACAAGAAGACTATACACGGCCTTCAAAAGGACATATATCATTGGCTCAAGAGAATAGGCGCAAACAACAAAATGAACCTGATGGAAGCCAAGAAGCTGCTAAATGCCGAAGAGCTCATAGAGTTCAAGTGGAGTGTAGAAGAGTATATCAAATATGGGCAGGCCAACAGCTTGGACCCGCGCTGGATTAAGGAGTTGGAGAACGCATCTGCAAGGGTGCATATCAGCAAGGCTAACGCAATAATACTTCAGCTCAGGCAGCACGTTGAAGCTCTGTATCATACACAGGATGAAGGGTTAAAAGCTCTAACAAAAGAGATATTCGAAGATGGGTATTATAGAACCATCTATGAGGTACAAAAGCTCAATCAAATCGGGTCGCCGTTCAGCAAGATAAACCAAAGGATGCTCGACAGCATACTAAGCAAGCCGTGGGCGGCTGACGGGAAGAATTTCTCAACACGCATATGGGATAACAAGCAAAAGCTGATAGGAGAGCTTCAGACTCAGCTTACCCAGATGTACATTAGGGGTG